GTCCGCCTGAACCTCTGCCGCCTGTTTGGCCATTTCCATACGATGCTTCTCGGCATCCTGTTTCAACTTCTGGTCAAAGGCAACCTGTTTCTGGCCAACTTTCATCCCGTGGCTCTGTCGGGCTGTTTGGCGCTTGGCTTCAGCCGTGGCGTGAATTTCTTCAATTTTTGCCGCTGATGCTTGCGCCTCGGCGTTAGCTTCAGGACTTCCGCCCTGCTGCTGCGCCTGACGCTGTTCCTGTAGTCTTTGGCTGTAGCCTTTGACTTCGTTGAGAAGCTTGCCCAACACATCACGCATCTGTTTGACCTGCTGCTGTGCTTCTGGGTCTTCGGCTAACTTCTGCAAGTGCTGTGAAATACCGTTCTGTCCGATGGGTTCTCCATTCAGTCCTTCCCCTGCGATGGCCAGCAATCCGAAAATCTGATCCTGCGTGGCCGTGTTGCCTTGAATCTGGGCGATTTTGCCGATCTCAACCTGCATCGAATTAAGCAACGCACCGGCATATTCGTTGTGGGCCACACCCTGTTTGAAAACCATCGGCAATCCGGCCATGAGCGTGGAAGCGGAGCGTTGCGCGTCTTCCGTGGCGGCGCTTGGCGTAGCTTGTTCTGGCACGAGATCGTTCGCTCTGCCCGGATCATCTGTAATCGCAAGGGTTACATCTCTCAGAATCTTCCGTTGTGCGGCGGGGTCGTAAAGATTCCGGTACTGCATCAACTGTTGGGCGATGGCGAGTTCGAGGGTCTTGTTGCCTGCGCCCAAGACCTGTTCGGGTTCGATCTCCCACGCTTCGGGGACCAGAACTTTTTCTGGAACGCCAGCTTTGAGGCAGTTATTGCGGAATTCACGAACATCCGGGTCGCGGGAGTTGGGTTTGCAGAAGCGCCTGAAATCTTCTTCATACTCAAAATTTTGGTAACGATAAGCTTGAAGTAGCCCGGACGAAATCAACGCCGTGGTGGTATTGATCTCGGCCATGACTTGAAATTTGGTCTTCTCCACGTTGCCGGGGTCGGAGAAGTTCTGGTTCTGCCGGAATGATGACGAGTTCTCCTGAATAATTTCAGAGTTTTGCAGGATGCCAGTTTCAGCGAGTGCCTGATTTGGATTCCATCGTTCCCCTTGCGGAATGAACTTCACCGTCTCGTCAATTATGCCGCGTGAAATCATCTCAATCTTCAAGGCGCGTTCCGCCTCATCCATGGACTGGACACGCATGTAACACATAAGCGTCTCGAACACGGCTTCGTTGAACTTGCAACGCAATCGGTTCTGCAAATGGCACACGGCATAGAGTAACCATCCAAGTGAGCGCACCGAATGGTAACGGAACGGGGCAACAGCGGAGAGATCGGCGAATTGGAAACTGATTAACTCGGAAAGTTTAGAGGCATACTTACGTTCGCCAGGATTAAACAGGAAATTGCCTTTGCTCTTTTTGCTTTCCAGAAATTCGTTCAACCGGACTGCGCCGCCAATGCCCGGAGTTCCGAAAGCATCAATCACCATGCGGCGGTTCCAGCCTTCTTCTTTTCCTTCATCGTTCCAGAAATAAAAGTCGTAAGTGTCCACGGTCGGGACTGCATCGGAAGCGTAGAGTCCGCCGTCGCCCTTAATTCGTTCTTCCTGTTTTTCTGGGGACCAGATTTCCGGCCATTGACTGCCCATCAGGGTTTGGGATTCCTGATCCACCCATTCAATGCACTTCTCTACCAAAGGCACGTTCCATCCTGGATCAACCTGCGGCCCTCGGATCATCTTTATTAGCTGATTTGCGGTGTAACGCCGGTAGATGGCGAAGAACGGAAGGTTCTTCATCGTCAGAAGTGTGTTGGCTGGAATGAACACGTCCTCCACGCCCAAAGCGTCTGGACACCACGCATCGCAGTTATCCCAAGCGGCAGGGCCGATGCCGTGCAGGACGTTGAGCGCAAATCGACTTCGGAAAGTCTCGAAGTAAATCGGGGACCGTTTCATAATCCTATTTACCTGAGTGCTGACTATCTGGGAGTAATCCTGCCGCCGATGGCGGGGACCATAATCCGTGCGAGCGGAGAAGAATCGTCCCGGCTTCAGGAAATTGGAATAGTATTGGCGTCGGGCATCAAGGGCGAGTTTGGGGGCTTCAAGGAAATTGACGTTAACGGCAACGCCGTTGTCGCGGACTTCTTCGGGGCTGTAAGGAGGAGCGCCATTGAACAGCGAATTGATGTTGGCTCTGTTCAGGGACCGAGGAAAATCTGCAAGTCGCATCTGCCAACAGATTTGTTCTACGCTTTGGCACGTTTCAAATTTCATAGAGAGTTATAGGCCAACAAGCCAACCCTTACGCCTGACTCGCCTTGGCGTCAATCATAACCGCAACACCGGCCAGCCGCAGTTAAGCGTGTAAATGTCGTCCACAGCCTGAATTGGGTGCGGCCTTTTCCTGTCCTCATGCTTGGGGTGATAGATAACTTTTCGTGCGGTAATGTCATAGCAGCCACGCGGCGACACGGTATTGAAGAATGACATGATCCAGTTGTCGAACGAGGTATGGCCTATTCGGTAATGCGCAGGGATAGCTTTAGATGCCTGCCGCCATATGTTCGGAGTGGCCCAAAAGAAGTCTATGCCATAGTCAACTAACGCTGCCCTGGATATGTCGTCGCCTTCAAACTCCCATCGGCGTGAGATGGCGGCATTGCCTTTCTTCATCAGCACGGCATTGATCGCCATGGGCAGACGGTCACTGACGACAATATCGGCGTTCAGGATGCAGGCATTGGAAGCGGTCAATGAAGCCGCCATGCAAAGCGCCGAGATGAACGGGAAATTCTCGCATTCCATGAAGTCGGTTCTGGGGCAGGAAAGCGATGGTTCAGGTGGTCCGAAATAGAGTATTTCCGAGAAGACCTGCTGCCAGCTACGATGGGCGCGGATTTGGTTGCGTTCGATTTGAGGGGAGGCATTGGGACGATGAGAACTGATGGCAATCACTTGAGAATCGGCACCGAACCAGTCAGGCTGGCAATTAAAGTAGGAGGCTGATAGGCGGTGTAAACCGAGTGATTCACATTGGTTAGCAATGGCTTGATCGCATCCTCGTTTTCCAAGTGGTAATCGTGGACGATCACGTATTTGGAGACGGGAAGAAGGCTTACGAAATCATCCCGTCTCCTTGCTCCACCGGGAGAATTATCAATGAAGGCTACAGCCCATGATCCAGACTTGGCCAGAAAAGGAATAGATTGATCGTATGGGCCTGAAATAAAAGCGTGTCCAAATCTTTGGTATCGGTCCCTAAAATGAGTAAACCATTCCGGGTTATCCTCCACTGAAACAAGATTGCGATCTGCGCCAAGGCAGTAATTATGCAAAGCAGGCGTGGAGAAGTGGCCTACGCCGACTTCCAGCACATCGCCAACTGTTTTGGAAAGAGCGTATAGCAACGCGGGCAAGTGCGATCCCCATGCCTTCGGATCATTTTCGGGGCAGACAGTCATTTACATTGGGTGATCAAATGGAACCGCGAATTCGCAAGTAGAACACAAAAGTTTATCATCCGGGTTACGTTGCCGTTCAATCAGCTTCAGTCTCTCAATGTCCATGTCCATAAAATTGGTTGTCGTCAGGTTCCCAAGATTGTGAGCCATGCCATAATCGCAGCAGCACAGGTAAACGCTGCCATCCGGCAAGCAGACATTCTGGCGCAGATTGGTTCCACGTCCGCACTTTAGAGGGGCGCGATGCGGCGTTTCATGGCGACTCAATTCAGCCCGGACATTGCCTGAACGCGGCTGTATTCCCATGATTCTCACCGGATCAAGGAACGCCAAATCGGGATGCAATGGTCCTTTCACTGTCATTCGGTCCTGAACACGGCATTTTGGCGGATCATCCACGAGAGCGCGGAGAATCTTCCAATAATCGTCCGTCCATTTGACGTGAACCATTTCAGCCACGTCCGGCAGATGCACGCTCAAGTTCTCGAACGGGATAGTTTTGAGAATGTCATAGTTCGCCTTGCTCAAGCCTTCAAAGGTGGTGTAAAGGCTGACAACATCGCAGCGGCGGCGGGCTTCCTGAAAGAAGTCGATGAATTCCGGGTGAAGGCAGGGATCAGCATAACCGGAGAAGTCCACGCCAACATGATTCAATGGTAAATGATCGAGAATGGACTTGAAGGTGTCCATTGTCATCTTCTTAGCTGAACCGGATTCCTTGTAACGCTTGTAGAGCAGCGGTTGCGGACAATAATCGCAAAGCAGGCTACAGCCTATGGTTAGCGTGAATTCGATCCAGTCAGTTCTTCGTCCCATAAGTCTTTCGATAAGCAGCCATACCACCGTAAGCGCATCCCGGCAACCAATCCTTGCGCCAAAGCTCCCAACCCAGGAACGGAAAGCCAACCATTCCAATGGCTTTGTTTACGGCGCTTTGAAATTCTGGAATGCCTTCCCCGTGCGGGTCTTTCATCTTGTGCTGTATCTCCGGGGAAATATCGTGAAGCAGGATGAATCCGTTAAGAACCACTTTAGGAGCGTAGTGAATCAGTTCCAGCATGACATGATTAAGGCAATGACAACCATCCATTAACACAAGGTCAAGGCACTCAGGAACCAGATGGGCGCATTCGGCGGAATCACCGATGATCAGATGAGCGCCATCGAATGGCGGTTTCGGAGAACAGATGGCCCCGGAGTCGATGCCCCAATAATCGAGCTTCACCCCTAGCCGGTCCATGTAAGCCTTTATCCCTTGGGCGGTTTTGCCTTCGTAAATGCCGATCTCCAAAACAGTAACTTGGTCGCTTCCCTTAAAGCACGAAAGCACCGATTCCAGCACGCTTATGTCCACTGGGGTCAATGCCCCATACGCTATATCACTCATTGGGTAGAGTCTTTCAGCCAATTAGCCTTGGAACTTTCTCGCCACGGTTCCGGCTTCATTTCGTTTGCGCAACATCGCTGGCAGGTTTTCATAGGCTCAGTGCGATTCAGGAATCGGTTCAATTTATATTCGGTCAATCCTTCCAAGGGAAGGCAGTCCCCGAATCTGTCCTCATTCTCAGCACGAGGAAAGAACAATGATTGCGGACAAAGCGCGAAGTGGCCCCGGTGAACGGTATGGCAATTCGTCCGCCAATGGCAGGACATGAAGTGTGATCCGTCGTTTGGAATGGTTCTAAATTGTTTATGGAAATGGGTGAAAACCGTTGTGCCGAGTCCGAATTGGTATTGATCGGACTTTCGTTTTGCCAACTCCACATTGGCCAAGTCCAGTTTGGCGTAGATGCTGATTTGCAGGTAATCCAGTTCATTCCAGAAATCTTCCGGCATCCGGACAAGCAAACTGCCGTTGGTGATGACAACCATATGCCGAACATGAACCCCGATCCGTTTCACCAAGCGCAGCACTTCCACAATCTCTTTGTGCAGCAACGGTTCGCCGCCCAAAACATTGATCGCCTGGAATTGGACGAATGGTTTTAGCGCCGAGAGATCGCGTTCAATCATGTCCAGAGGCATCGACCATGGCGAGTTCAGCGGGGAAACGTGACTGCAAGACGTGCAGCGGAAGTTGCAATTTTCCACTACATTCAGGTCCAGATGGCCAAGCGAAATCATGGCGTGTTGATCACATCGTAAGCGTGATGCTTCATTGCTTCCGCCCATTCCGCACTGTGCGGTCCTTTAAAATCAGGATGACAAGTCCATGCCGCGCCTTTGTCGCCGTTGGTCAGCCCACATCGGGCATAATTCTTGGCATTACCGGCAGCGGTGTATTGTCTGCCCAAGTATCGGTAATGGAGCAGCTTCAACAATGGTTTGGAGGTGTGGCGCAATGTGACGCCTTCAGTGCTATGCTTTCCTCGCACCCATCGAATCTTGCACTCAGGCCTAAACACCACCGGCTTGCTGTAAACCTGGGAATGAACGCCTTGAGTTAATAGCTGCCAAATCTGTTGGCCGTTATCCTTGGGAAGCCCGTCGCCGATCATGTTGAATCCGTTGGTTAAAACCAATTCGCACTCGTGCGGTATTCCGTTCAGCACGGAGCGCACGTTGGTGGCGTAAATGAATTCGTCCGGGTCAACCCACATCACCCAATCAAAATAGCCAGCCGCTTCCGGGTAAGTGTCGTAGGTGAATTTAAGAAACACATCTTCGTTGATTCCGCTTTCAAAGGCCCATTCCTTCAGGAAAACTTGCGGGTGAGCCTTGAGCAATTCCGCGGTGCCATCGTCGCTCTTGTCGTCCCACGCCCAGATCGTGTCTGCGAACGATTCGTAATGGCGCAGAAACCACGGCATGATGCCCGCGCAATTATAGGTGATGACGCAGACCAGAATTTTCATTTGGCGAGAAAGCCTTCGATTTCAGCAACGATGCCAGGGTTAAGTCCGCCGTGGCTCCAATACACTTTTTTTCGATCTGCCGGGAATGGCCCTTTCTCAATATCAAACCAATGAAACTCGTCCCGATGGAATTTGTAAGCGAACGCGCCAAGGGCATTGAAATCCACGCGGGTCTGTGGAAAAGAATTGCGCCCTTCAAGCATGTATTTGAAAAACGACTTTTTGTGAACCGATTCGATGTGTTCCCGATAATGCTTCAACATGGAGATCGGCATGGCTTGTGAATTCACGCACATCGTAAACAGTTCAGGATCGAAACCTAATTGAGCTTCGGTTACGGAGCGCCATTGATAACAATCGGAAACGCATTTGCTTCCAGGGTTTCTTGGGTCTTCGCTCATAAGACTGTCCCACGTCCGCACGATCCAGTAAGGCTTATCCTGCCAGAAGAAGTGTTCGGGCCTGCTGTGTGTGTGGAACATGGCGTCAGCATCCAATGTTAAAAAGTATTTGGTAGAAGGGGGAAGAAACAAATCAGCCTCAGCCATTTTTACGAAATGTTGCAACATTCCTTTGCCGGTAACTTCGTTGTAGCCGTGCAGGCGCACATCGAATTGATGCAGGAGAGTCTTGAACCGTTCTTCATCGGTCTTGGGATGGGCAATCGTGATGCCCTGAAAACCGCTCAGGAACTTTCGGGCGCAGCGCATGGCATAGACCAGCCAATCCCAATCCTTGGCGTAAGTGACGATCAGGATTTCAACAGGGCCGTCGATTGGATTTGGATTCGGATCGGTCATGGAGGCAGCTTTGAGATGGTTTGGAACATTGGCGGCGGTGTCACTTGGACCGCAATGGAAGGTGCAACCGAAGTCGATTTCCGTTTTGATCGAAAGCTTGGGATGGAGGCAGAATTCAGATTTCCCATCTTCAGCTTTTAATTCCGGTCGGTTGGGTGTCCAAAATAAACAGGTTTGGCAGGTGTTCACGCAACACCCATTTCGCTAAGTCGATCAATCAGGCTCAAGGTTTTATCGCGGTGAAACGTGACGGCAGTTGACGGGATGCGTTGCACATCGGCCACAGTCTTGAACACCGGCAGTTCGCCTGCGCCATGCGGTTGCAGCTTTCCGTTCTCCTGCACCCAACCGTGAGCCATCAGGGCTGTGCCGTCCATCACTTGGCCTTTGGTGAAAGTGTGAATCCAAGTGTCGAAGGCGTCTCCGTTGGGGACATTCAATCCCGCACATCGGGAATAGGTGTTGGCGGGATAGATGCCGGTTCCATTGAAATGCCCCATGCCTGGAACGACCGAACCAAAGAACGGCATTCCGCCAGCTTTGTAAGCCGCCTGAAGCGCGTCCAGCCAACCGCGCTTTATTGGAACCATATCTGGCTCAAACCACAGCCACGGGCGATGGACATTGTTTTGGATGAACTTGGCCACTTCTCGGAAAACGTGATTCGGGGCTTGCGGGTGAGTGGCTTGGGATGGTTTTGGATAAGCAAACTTAGCCACGCCTCTGAAACAGTTTAGCGCCAGTCCTTCTGCGCGCTTATAGTAGTCACTGCCATTTTCTTCATATGCCAAAATCACTACGTCATTTGGACAACCCCCAAGCTTCATCATCCAACTCAGAAGCGTTTCGATTTGTTTGGCATCTTTGGCGCAGAACGGAAGAACCACGAGAAATCGGCTTTGCTCCACGGGAAACAATTTGTCGCGCATCAGCCTCAGCAGGGATTGATCCTTACACCGATGGAACAGCGCCGCCCCCTGCCGAACGTCTGCCAGCGTCAAAGCATTTACTGGAGAATCTGATTTCCGTTGCGCAACGAACGTAGGCGCTAAATCCTTCACGCCCCAGAAGTGTTGGAACAAGGGTGAATCTACGGCGTGCGGAACAACTTCTTCAGCGCACCAAAGCGTCCACGATTCTTCCAATATGAACTTGTCCTTTATTCGACTCCACGTATTGGCCGGATAAACGCCGCATCCCTCGAAATACGGGTTTGGGCGATTGGAAAGGCTGTGAGTGACCAGTGAGCCAAGGAACGGTTTACTGTATTGCTGATAGGCGGCGGCGATGGCATCCAGCCAGCCCTTATGAAGCGGCGTTGCATCCGGCTCAACCCAAAGGAAAGGCTCTCCGATTGATTCCATGTGTTGGGCGGCAGCGGCGAACAGGGAGCAGGAACCGGGAATCCAGCCTTCGGTTGGTTTATCATTCGTGATTAAGGAAGTGCTGCGAAAGATTTCATTGGCGAGATTGAGCGTGTCCATGGATGAACCCCATTCCATGGCACAATCGACGACTAGAAGGCAGTTATGCGTTGGATGCTTGCCTAGAAGTTTGATCCACTCCAAAAGGCTGATGGCCAAGTGAACGTCGCCACGATGGAATGAAATTACGACGGTCATCGGATTCGACTATGAAATACGGCAATCCTTTTTTGTCCTTCGTAAATAGCCAAATCCCCTTGCGGAGAAATAACGCGATGAATTTTACGTCGGGCTAGATATTTGGATATTTTGGAAAGATGCTTTCGCTCCTTGATCCAACGATAAACCACAGGCGGAACAAGTTTCTTGGTGTGGTAATCCAGAAATGACTCTTGTTCCTCAAGAAGTATTTTGGATTGGGCTTCTATTAATGATCCCAAATTCAAGATGTTTCCCCTTTCAAAATCCAACAAGACTTGTCCAGCTTGGATCGCGTTTCCGAATTCGTGTTCTTCTGGATCAAATCCATCGGTTGCCATGTCTTGAGTTGCAGAGCACAATCGCACGCCGCGCAGCTTCCAAGGTTGGCATCGTGACTTGTGCGCAACTTCAAATCATTCCTGACTTCCATCAAGGATCGCACCTTGTCCGCCGCGCTCGCTTCAAGTTTTTGCAGCCAGTTGCCTTTGACGTTGAGCGGACACACCACGCACACGGCGGCACGTTTATCAGCCACATCCTGAGCCACAGGCTTTAACCCGCTCCCAAGCCATTCGGCTACGCTCTTGATCCCGGTGACGCTGCGCTTAACGGCCCCCACAAAACCCGCACCGGGACGTTCGCTCTGTAGGGGCTGAAATTTTGGGGGTTCTGCATTCTTGCTGACAACGAAATCAAGCCAGCCGTGGGACTCACACAGGGCGGCGTTGTAAGCGTCCACTTCGTAAGCCACGGTTTCGTAATCCATGGCCCACTTGTGCTTTCGAGCCAAGGCAGGGTTACCCATCCGATGAGCCATGACGCCGCGCACGATGGTTTCAAAGGACGACCATGGCGGGGCTGTCCATCCCGTCTCGGCTTGTCTGTACTTGAAGCCATTTGGGATTTGATTCTGTCTATTTTTTAGGGTCGCCATAGTGTCCTTTTACATTCGCGCCAAGTGGAGGTTTCGGAGATGAACCGTACTCGGTCGATGATTTGAGAGAAGTCGAAAAGGCTATCGGGGAGCACGATCAAACCGCGCTTCGGGAATAATGAGCGTCGGGAGATAGTTTCCCTGATGACCGAGTTCAAAAATTCACCGGCTGCCATTGACGAACTAATGCCAGTTCAGGCGGAATAGTTCAACTCATATCTGGAACGAATTTTTTCCATACGCTTTTTGAGATCGTTTTTCCATGTATCTGCCCCCTTCTTGTTCAGGATGAATTCACCGTGCTTGATTGAGAATCCGCGCCGCCTTGCCCCTTCCACCACGATACACGCCCAATCCGCCAAGTCCGGGGAGCAGCCCATGCGAGTCTTGGTTTCCTCTTTGATTTCCAATTCCTTGCGGTCCCCTTTGACTGGATACCATTCCCGCATCCCAAATTCTTCAGCCACTTCCTTGGGCATATTTCGGCACTGCCCGGACTCCACCAAATACCGAACACTGAACCAGTACTCCGTGACGCGCTTGGAATAGTGTTCGTCACATCGTTTAAGGCGACGTTGCTTGGTCTTCGGATCGAGAATGAACATATCCCCCGCAACCGGCCTTGGTGTAGGAGTTCCGCCAAACTCCACTGGATTGACCATGGCGCTCCATAACCTTCCGAAGCTGGTTCCGAGCGAACCTCTGCCGGTGGCATCGAAGAAGACATTTTCTGGCAAGATCATGTTCTGCTCACAATCCTTACGAACGAACTCGGCGATCTGGTCTTCAGCAATCTTCTTTTCAAGTTCACTCATTTTGATCGGAATCAGCACAGGCTCATTGAAGGATACAACCCACATATCGTTAATGTCCTGACCGACTTCAGCCCAACCGCCGACGCAACGATCCCCGCCATAGCTGGCATCAATTCCATAAACCTTAAATCGCCCTTCGACGCCCTTCCAAATCACGTCATCGAAAGCTTTGAAAGTCTTGCACATCGCATAGGTCAAAACCCGATGTTCCAGCAATCCAACTTTTCGCTTCCCGATCACCTGGGTC